CGCGCCGCAAGCGTCTCGCCGCCGTCGCAGGCCTACGCCGCGCCTGACCCCAGACAATTGAGAGATCGCTCCGCGCTTTAAGCTGGAGCGCCGCCCAAACCGGCCCTTGGGCAAGGCTTGCCCGCGACCGTCGTGACGACTGGCCGCAATCCCACAGCGCCGCTCGCAGTGATGCGCCGGCCGAAGGAGCCTGCATGTCCATCCATGAACTGCGCGCGAAGCGCGCCACCGCCCTCGATCCGATCGAGGTTCAGCGGAAGTCATTCGTCGCCCAACTCGAGGCGCTGGCCGCGAAGCCGGACTTCGACCCCGCCGGCGACGGCGCAGAGTTCGAGACTATCCAGAAGGCGATCACTGCGCTCGATCAGCGCGAGACCGCGATCGGCGGTTTCTACGACGTCGAGATCGACCGCGAGATCGCCGCGCTCGAACGCGCCGCCAAGACCGCGCTTCCGGTCGAGGGGCAAGAGGCCGGCCGCGCCCCGGCCACAGTCAACAGCGACCCCTACACCTCGCAAGCCGCTGCTGAGTCGCGCGGCTTCAAAACCAACAAGGGCCTGATCGTCGCCGCCTGCGCCAAGATGATCGGCGAAGGCGGCGGCAACATCTACAACGCCCGCCAGGCGGCCAAGGAAAAGTACGGCGAGAACCACGCCGTCACCAAGGCGCTGCTTGCCGGCGTCGGCGCGTCCGGCGGCTTCCTCGTTCCGCCCGACTACGTGGCCGAGATCATCGAGCTCCTGCGCCCGCAGGCGAAGGTGCGTGAGGCGGGCCCGCGCTTCCTGCCGATGCCGCGCGGCACCATGCGCCTGCCGTCGCAGACGAGCGCCGCGACCGCGACCTATGGCGCGGAGGATCGCCCGATCCCGGTGTCGCAGCCGAAGGTCGGCGCCATCGTCGCCAGCTACAAGAAACTGACGGCGCTCGTTCCGATCAGCAACGACCTGATGCGCTATGCCGATCCGGCGGCCGACGCCTTCGTCCGCGACGATCTGGTCAAGGTCATCGCGCTCCGCGAAGACCTCGCGTTCCTGCTCGGCGACGGCACGCAGGACACCCCGCGCGGCTTCCTCTCGTTCGCCAACGGCTTTGCGGTCGGCGGCGGCGGCACAGCCGGCGTCTGGTCCTCGATCGCCAACTCGACCTTCGCCGTCGGCGGCAACTTCATCACTTCCGCCGCCACCTACAACCTCGCCACTGCGGCGGCGGAACTCGGCGGCGCGATCAACAAGCTCGACACCGCCAACGTCCCCGATGACCGGCGCATGTGGTTCATGCACCCGCGTTCGTTCAACTACCTGAACAACGTTCAGAACTCGCTCGGCGTCTATGTCTACCGCGACGAACTCTCGCGCGGAACGCTGCTCGGCTACCCGTTCAAGAAGTCGACGCAGATCCCGGCCGGGGTCTGGGACGCGACCGGGACCAACAAGGACACGTCTTTCATCATGCTGGTGGAGATGACTGACGCGCTCCTGCTCGACAGCATGACCCTCGAGCTCGCGGTGTCGCGCGAAGGCTCCTACGTCGACGCCAACAGCGTGACCCAGAGCGTGTTCCAGAACGATGAGACCCTGATCCGGGCGATCGAGGAGCACGACTTTCAGATGCGCCACGACGCCTCGATCGCGGTCATCCAGGGCGTCCGCTACGCGCCGGCGATCGCGTAATCCGCTACGCGGCGGCAATGCCGCCGCCTTAAGCCTCCCCTCTCTCCCATGAGGAAAAGACCATGAACATCGTTGTGAACAAGGATATCGGCGCGGTCGTCGATCTCGTCCGCATTGGCGCTGGATCGACCCTCACTGCCGGCGGCGCCGGCGACAATACAGCCGTCGTCGGCACGTGGCTCGACCGCGAAGCGCTCGGCTTCGGCTATGCGGGCGGCTCGCTTCCGATGACCGCCCTGGTGTCGATCGCCTTCAGCGCGGTCCTCGCTGCCGGCAAAGGGCTCAACATGGGCCTCCTGGTCGAGGACAGCGCCGACGGCGTGACCCCGGCTACCTATCAGACCATCCCGGCGACGTCGGGCGCGCTCAGCGCCGCTGGCGGCACGGTCAACGGGCAGATCGGTTTCCACGTCTTCCTCGGCTCGGCGCGGCGCTATGTGCGCTTCACCTGGACCCCTGACCTGACCAACACCGCCACCGACACCGCGATCATCTTCCCGATGTGCGCGCTCGGCGGATTCGACCGCTTGCCGTCGCCGAATTGACCTCCGGCGCCGGCCGCCGCGCCAAGCTCGTCCTCCCCCTTTGGCGCGGCGTTTTTTTGGAGACGCAATGAAGCTGATCGAGTTGACCACCGACCTGCGCCCGTGGCGCCGGGGCGACAACGTCCCCGTGCCTGACGCGCTGGCGGACATCCTCGTCGCCAGCGGGGAAGCGACCAACCCGCGCCCTTACCTGCCGCGCGAGCCCTCGATCGCCGATCTCGCGATCACGCAGCCGCCGATCCAGTCCGACCGCCCTGCGGACGGCAAGCCGACGCGCAAGCGTTACCTGACCAAGTGAGGCGACCATGGTTGACCGATTTGCAGGCTCGGGCGGCGATCTGCTGTCGCCCGCATCCGACGGCGCGGCCGTCACTCCCAGCGACACGGTCGACCTTGCCGTCGCGCCGCGGCGCTTGTGGATCGGCGGCGCCGGGAACGTAAAGATCAACACCCTCGCCGGCAACGCATTGACCTACACCGCCGTTCCGGCCGGGGTCTATCTGCAAATCCGCGCTTCGCGGGTGTTCGCCACCGGGACCACCGCTACCAACATCGTCGCGGAATATTGACCCCATGACCGGGCCGGTCGCGATCACCACCGTCCTCCAGGCGGCGGACAGCTACGACCTGATTTCGCTCTGCGACCTCAAGGGCGACCTCGGCGTCACCACGACTGCCGACGACGCCTACCTCCAGCGCCGCATCACGGAGATGAGCCAGGTCGCGCGCCAGTACATGAACCGCACCTTGCAAGTGGAGACGGTCCGCGACCAGTTCTGGCTGCAGCGCGACCCTTATCCCTGGCAGCTGCCCGGCGGCGCCATGCCGCTGCAACTCTCCCGCTGGCCGGTGATCGCCGTCACGCTCCTCAGCGAAGACGACATCGAGCTTGTCGAAGGGACGGATTTCGTGGTCGACGCGGAGGTCGGGCAGCTGACCCGAATGCTTGCCGCCGACCCTTACCCGACGCGCTGGCGGACGCTGCCGATCACGGTCGAATATTCGGCCGGTTTCGACCCTATCCCGGCCGACGTTTCCGGCGCAGTCTCGCGCGCGGTCAAGGGCCAATACCTGGGGCGGTCGCGCGACCCCGCGATCAAGAGCCAGAGTGCGGCCGGCATCTATGCCGCCTCCTACAACACCCAATCGGGGGGCGCGTACGGCGGCGTGCTGACGCCTGACGTCTACGGCATCCTCGACGGCTACCGCGTTCCGGTCATCGCATGATCGACCCTTCCGCAGAGGCCTTCACCCGCATGGGCATCATGCTGGTCGGCGTCACTGTGCGCTTCGAGCGCGTCGCCGGCTTCGCCCCCAACGCCACCACGATCAGCGCCACAGTGACGGCGAAGGTGATGAAATACGCGCTCGACACGGTGACGGTCGCCGAGACCGGCTATCCCGCGTCGAAGCCCGGCGCGATCCGGCAGGGCGACCGCGAAGTCATCGTCATGGCGGCCGACCTCGCCGCTCAGGGCTTCCCGCTGCCGGTCCTCAAGAGCGACCGCGTCGTCATCGACGAGACGGGCGACACGCTGTCGATCATCGCAGTCGACGCGCACAAGCGCGCGTTCGCCGGCTGCATCGAGATCGATGCTGCGGGAGTACAGTAATGCCGAGGCTCACGATCACGGTGACCGAGACGGCGACTGACCGGCTAGGGAACATAGGGCCCAGCGCGCGCCAGGCGCTCCAGAACGTCCTAAAGCCGCTGACGCGCGAGATGTACGAGGACGTGCTGGAGCGCGCCAGCAGCCACATCCACACCGTCGGGACCAAGCCCGGGGCCTATCTGGCCTCGATCCAGCGCGGCCTCTACGACAAGGACAAGCGGCTCGGCGGCTTCGTCCGCTCCGGCTCGCCGCTGGCGCACCTGCTCGAAAGCGGCGCCCATCCGCCGCCCCATGAAATCCAGGCCAGCGCCGCGCAGGCGCTCGCCTTCACCGGAGACGCCGGGACGGTGTTCCGCCGCGCCGTCCAGAATCCCGGCGCAGCCATCCCGCCCTATCCGGCCTTCGGCCCGGCGATGGAGGCGCACCGCGCCGAGATCACTGAAGCGCTCGCCAACGCCGTCCGTGACGCGGCGCGGAGGACCTGACCCATGCCCGCGCGCGAAGCAGTCTTGGTGGCGCTGCTCGACCTCCTGACGACCACGGGCGACTTCAAGCTGGTCAGCCGCCGCAACCGCGCGCCTGAAAGCATCGGCCCGGCCCTGTCGCCGGCATTGTTCCTGTTCGAACGCGGCGAGACCTACCATGTCGTCGCGCCAGCCATGCCGACCAAGCGATGCCTGCGCGTCGCCGCCTGCATCTACAACGACGTCGGCAGCGATTTGAACGCGACGCCGACGAGCGTCATCAACGACGCGCTCGACGCGCTCGACGCGGCGCTGAAGCCTGATCCGGCGACTGGGCGCACCACCCTCGGCGGCCTCGTCTATTCGCTCAAGATCAGCGGCGACACCGAGGGATCTCCCGGCGACCGGGAAGGCAAAGCGGTCGCCATCGTCCCCATCGAAATCGTTCTCCCCTGAGAAAGGTCAAGCCATGTATATCTTCGGCTCTGGCGTCATCACCGCCACCATCAACAATGCGACTGATCCGACTCCGCTCAACATCGGGCTCGCGCAAGAGATCAGCTTCGACGAGTCGTACACCACCAAGACCCTTTACGGTCAGTTCCGCCGCCCGGTCGCCATCGGCGCTGGCGAGATCAAGGCGACCGGCAAGATCAAGGCGGCGCGGTTCTCGGCCTCGATCATGGGCGCGCTGCTCTACGGCGCCCCGGTCACGCCAGGGCAGACCACGACGGCGTTCGCGGAAGCGGCGACTGTCCCCGCTACGACGCCGTTCACCGTCACCGTGGTCAACAGCGCCACCTTCACCGCCGACCAGGGCGTGCAGGATGCGCTGACCGGCTTCCCGCTCACCAAGGTCGCCGCTACGCCAGCGACCGGGCAATATAGCGAGGCGGCGGGCGTCTACACCTTCGCCGCCGCCGACACCGGCAAGCACGTGCTGATCAGTTACAACTACACGACCACGCTGACCGGCTTCAATCTGGCGATCGGCAACCCGCTGCTCGGCCCGACCCAGACCTTCCAGCTCAATATCATGACCACCGATCCGGTCACCAACAAGGTCGGGACGTTCCAGATCTACAACAGCGTCATCGCCAAGTTCGCGCTGGCGACCAAGCTCAGCGACTTCGCCATGCCGGAGTACGATTATGAAGCGTTCGCCAACGCCTCCAATCAATTCGGGCAATGGAACTTCCCCGACCCGGCATAATGAAGGGAGGCCGCGCTTGTCCGTGAAGATCATCCTCGCCGGCAATGAGTACGAGGTCGGCCGCTTCAACATCGGCGAACTGAAGCGGATGACCGAGGTGGTCAACAACGCCAACGGGGCCAATGTCGACGTGATCGAGCGATCGCGCCAGCTGGTGGCGATCGCGCTGGCGCGCAAGTATCCCGACCTCAAGGTGGACGACGAGCTCGAAACCGACATGGCGGAACTCAACGCCGCCGCTGCGGCGGTGATCGATGCGGCGGGCTTCGTGATGCTGGGAAAACAGAAGGCGGATCCGGCGACCGCCTCGACTTCACCCGCATCTACGGCGACCTCGCAATAAACGCCGGCTACAGCTTCCCGCAAATCGACGCGATGTACCTCGAAGATTACGACCTGCTCTGCCGCTACTGGGTCGAGCATCCGCCGCTGCAAATGATGGTGCAGGCCTACCTCCGGATCGAGCCGAAGAAGGCCGCCGCGCCGCGCGGGCTGCAACTGCTCCCCTGAAAGGACCGACATGGCGGCCGACATCTATCTCGCCTTCGGCGCCGACACCGGCGGACTCGAGGCGGGGCTCGCCCAGGCGCAAGCGGCGGTCAAAGCCACCACTGCCGAGATGCGGTCGCTGGCGTCGGAAATGGTCAGGACCGGCGCGGCGACCGACAGCGAACTTGGCGCGCGCCTGGCCGAACTCGGCTCCGAGCTGGCGGACGCCAAGGAGCACGTCACTGGCTTCAAGGAGGAGATGAAAGGAACCGAAGGCGAAGGCTTCATCGGCGGCATGGTCGAGAAGGTGAAGGACTTCCTCGCCCCGCTCAACGCCCTCAAGGTGGGCATGGCCGAGATCACCGAGGCGGTCGCTGCGGCGTTCGCGGTTGAGAAGGTGATCGAGTTCATCCGCAGTATGGGCGAACTCGGCGAGGAGACCGAGCGCACGGCGATGATCCTCGGCACCACGACCGAGGAAGTCAGCGCGCTCAATTACGGCATGGCGCTGACCGGCACCTCGACCGAAAACCTCAACCGCATGATGGGCCGGTTTCAACTCGGCCTCGCCGCCGCGCAGAGCGGAACCGGCAATGTCGCGGCAGGCTTGCAGGCGCTTGGTTTCAGCGCCGCCGAACTCGTCAACCTCAAGCCCGAACAGCAATTGGAGAAGATCGCCGAGGCGGTCTCGAAACTCGCCGACACGCCGACCAAGACCGCGGCCGTGCAGGCGCTCGGGCGCGGCTTTGTCGAACTGATCCCCTACCTCGACCAGGGCGCGGCTGGGCTTGAACGCTTCCATGCCCAAGCCGAGGCGGCCGGCGTCATCCTGAGCGAAGGGCTGACCAAGAACCTGACCGAGATGAACCACGGGTTCGTCGACCTCGGCCAGTCGATCGAGGGCGACGCCATCACTGCGTTCGCGCCGTTCATCGAGGTCGTCAACAGCGCCGTCGAAGGACTGCGGAGCCTGACCCAGGCATTTCAGGACAGCGCCCGGCAAGGCGGCGCGGTGGCGGAAGTTCTGTTCTTCATCGCCGATGCGCTGCGGCTGGTCGAGGAGGGAATTTCCATCATCGTTCACGCGATGGAGCTGTTGTGGAACGCGATCGGCGCCGTTCTCGATCCGCTGCTGGCTGCCTTTGGGGCGCTCGGCAAGATGGCGGTCGCAGTGTGGCAGGACATCTCGTCCGGCGACATCAGCATGAGCCATATCCGGGCGGCGGGGACCGAGGCATCGGCCGATATAAAAAAGGCCTTCTCGGCCGACTTCGCTGGCATCAAGGGCGACCTCGCTAGTCTCGACCAAGACTTCAAGGATGTATTCAAAACCGTCGTCGATGGTTCAAGGGACGCCGGCGACCGAATGCGGGATGCGCTGCACCCGCCTGTGCCGGAAGGCCCGGAGCGACCGGCAGCGCCAGCGATCGACGACAGCCCGTGGGGCAAGGCGACTCGCGAGGTCCAGAACCTCACCGAGGCGCTGAAGGCCAATGAGGACGCGCTCGCCGGCCGCAAGCCTGCGGTCGACACCAGCTTCTTTGACGAGCGCAAGCAATCCCCGCACCTCCATGCGCAGGAGTTCGCGCCGGTGTTCGCCGACGCGCTGGAGAAGGCGATTAAGGACGCCGAGGCGGCGACCGGGACCAAGGCGGCGTTCTCTAGCCTGGCGCGTAGCGCCGAGGAGCAGCAACGCGCCTATGATGAAAACGCCGCGAAACCGGGCGGCATTGCAGCGCATCCGGCGGCCTATCCCGGCACCTCGATGCACGAAGTCGGCGGCGCGGCCGACCTGACCGCAGGCCCGGTGCTCGAATGGCTGCACGCGCATATCGGCTCATATCCGCAGCTTGAGTTCCTGTCGGGCACAGTCGGCGCCAACGATCCCGGCCACATTCAGTTCTCCGGAGGGCGCGCCGCGCTCGCCGCCTCGAAGGAAAGCGCGACCACGGCGACCGGCGAGGAGCGCGAGAAGCTGCTGGAAAAGCAGAAGGAGCTGAACCTCGAACTCGACAAGGCGAAGCAGAAGCTCCTCGACATCAAGACCGAGGAAGCAGGCGGCACCGAGACCGCCAAGGCGAAGCTGAAGATCGCCGAGGACGACGCCAAGGTGAAGGGCGATGCGGTCGCGCACGCCAAGGAACTGCAGAAGGCGACAGAAGCCGACCTCGCGGCGGCGGAAAAGAACGGCGCCACGCAGGAGCGGCTGACCAAGCTTCGCGAGGACGCGGCCAAGGCGGCCGAAGCGACCCGCGCCGCCGAAGAGAAGCAGGCGGAAAGCGCAGCGAGGCTCACCGCGCAAAAGGCCAAGGGCGGCGGCGACACCGAGGCGGAGAAGAAAGCCGAGCTCGAACTCGCCGACCTCAAGATCAAGGCGGCGGGCAACGACGTGGCGCTGAAGAACGCCGCCGAAGCCGAGAAGCTGGCGATCATCCAGCGCTATGCCGATCAGGCCAAGGCGCTGTCGATGCAGAGCGACAACGAGCAGGTGCAGGCGGCGCGCACCGCGGCGCAGAACAAGCTCAAGGATATCGACCTCGAGTTCCGCGCCAAGCAGATTTCCGAGAGCCAGAAGGTCGCCATGACCAAGGCGGCATTGGATGAGGAGATCGCCAAGGAGCGCGAGATCTACGCCGAGGAATTGCGGCTCGACAATCTGCGTCCAGCCGAGCGCCAGAAGGTGCTGGCCGAACTGGCAGCGGCGGAAACCAAATACGCGCAGCAGATCAAGGAAAGCCAGCTCAAGGCGGCCGAGGACAGCGCCAAGGCGTGGAAGTCGATGGCCGACACGATTTCCAATTCGCTGTCGTCGCAGGTCAGCGGCGTCCTCAACGGCACCACCACGATGAAGCAGGCCTTCTCCAACATGGCGAAAAGCATGATGGAGGATGCAGCCAAGATGGCGATCAAGTGGGTAACCGAACACGCGTTCGCGGTCACCTCCAACATGGCGGCGAACAGCGCGCTCACCGCCTCGACCCTGGCCGGCGACGCCGCCGTCACCGCCTCCAAGACGGCGAGCGGCGCGGCAGGCATCGCCTCGCAGGCCGCCAACGCCACCGCTTCGATCGCCATTGACGGCGCCAAGACCTTCGGAGGGGTGTTCGGCTTTCTTGCGCCGCTCCTGGGTCCCTTTGCAGCCGGACCGGCCGCCGGGGCTCAGGCGACTGTCCTTGCAGCCGGAGCGGCGTTCGACACCGGCGCATGGTCGCTGCCGCGCGACATGATTGCGGCCGTGCATCAGGGCGAGATGGTCATCCCCTCGCGCGGCGGCGTTGCGGATGAGTTCCGCAACTTCATGTCGGGCGGCGGCTTCGACCGGATGGGCCGGGGCGACGTGCAGCAGTCAGGCGCCAATCGCAGCGTCAGCGTCAATCCTGCCGTCCACTTCAACGTCAGCGCGATCGACGGGCAGAGCGCCGCGTCGTTCTTCAATAACAACCACAAGCACATCATGAACGCGGTCGATCGGGCGGTGCGGCACGGATCGGCGCTCGGCCTGCGTTCCTTCACGCCGTGACCGGCCTCCTGTTCCCCAGCCTGATCGGCCAGGGCTGGAGCGTCCACAAAAAGCCGAAGTTCGACGTGCGGGTCGCGCCGCATGTGACCGGGCGCGAGGCGCGCGCCGCCAAATACGCCACGCCAATGTGGGAGTTCGAGCTCACCTTCGACGGGCTCGACATGACCGCGACCGGCGACTACGGGTCGCTCGGCGCGCAGTCAATGCAGACGCTCGCCGGCTTCTTCCTCCAAATGCAGGGCAAGGCGAATCCGTTCGTCTATGTCGATCCGACCGACAGCACCGTGTTCGGCGCGACAGTTGCGACTGCCGACGGCGTCGCCACCAGCTTCGCCCTCACCCGTGTGATGGGCGCTTTTGTCGAGCCGGTTAGCGCGCTGGTTGCGGTTTATCGCGTCTACTTCAACGGCACGCCGGTCTACGGCTTCATCGTCGCCCAGCCGAATGTCTTGACCTTCGGAGCGCCGCCGCCCGCCGGGACGGTGATCACCGCCGACTTCAAGTTCGGCTACGCCTGCCGCTTCTCCGAAGACATCGAGGACTTCGAAGAGTTCATGTCGATGCTGTCGGGGGTGAAGACCCTGACCTTCCAGAGCGTGCGCGACATCGTGCCGCTCGACATCACCGCGCTGCGCACCATCGTCGTTCAGCCGAGCGACACCCCTGGCGGCGGCGGCCTCAGCGAGTTCTGCGCCCCGTCGGACTGGAACAACAATTACAATCGCGTCATCTGCATCGGCGGCGGTGGCGGCGGCGGTTATGGCGCGGGCGGACTCGGCGGTGGCGGCGGCGCGTTCACCTACCGCGACAACGTCCATCTTGACGTCGGCCAATGCGTGCCGATCGCTGCCGGGTTGGGCGGGCCGGCCGGGACTAGCGGCGGCAAGAACGGCGTCTCCGGCTACCCGTCGTCCTTCCACAACCCGGGCGATCCCAACTACGTCTATGCCGACTATGGCGGCTCGGGCGCTCCTCCTGGCGGCAGCACCCTCCTCAACAGCGCCGGCGGGCAAGCTGGCCGTTGCATCCCGTCCGACGTCGCGCACAGCGGCGGCGACGGCATGACGTTCAGCGCCTGGGGCGGCGGCGGCAATGGCGGCGGCGGGGCAGGCGGTCCGTTCGGCGATGGCGGCAACGGCGGCTCCTGTGCGCCCAACAATACGCAGTCGGGCGCAGGAGGCGGCGGCGCTGACGGCGGCGGAACCGCGGCTGATCCTATC